CAGCTAGTTCAGCGTCTACTTCAGCCACTAATGCTGCCTCTAGTGCCACAGCAGCAGCCTCTAGCGCTACCTCAGCTGCCTCTAGTGCTACTGCTGCGTCTAGCTCTGCCTCGGCAGCGGCTACGTCTGAATCTAATGCAGCAGCTACTCTGGCTAACGCTTTAGTAAAGACTAATAACCTTTCCGATGTTTCTTCAGCTTCCACAGCTAGGACTAACCTTGGTCTAGCTATTGGTACTAACGTACAGGCTTATTCTTCTGAGCTACAAGCCATCTCTAATGGCGGCGGTAACGCTATGTTTAAGAACCGCATCATCAACGGTGCGATGGTGATTGACCAGCGTAATGCGGGGGCTAGTGTTACGCCTGTAAACGGGGAATACCAGCTTGACCGTTGGACTTACCAAGCATCGCAAGCCTCAAAAGTTACACTTCAGCAAAACGCTGGCTCAGTAACTCCACCAACAGGGTTTTCAAAATACCTTGGCGTGACTAGTTCTTCTGCTTATACCGTTGGAGCAGGTGAGTGGTTTGTCCTTATCCAAAAATTAGAAGGTTTCAACTTTGCTGATTTTGATTTTGGAACAGCAAATGCTCAAAACTTAACTATTTCCTTTTGGGTGTATTCGTCTTTGACAGGGACTTTTGGTGCTTCATTTACAAACGAAGCTGGTACTAGGTCTTACCCGTTCAGCTACACGATTTCAGCTGCAAACACTTGGACAAAAATCACGCAAACTATTGTTGGAGACACTAGCGGAACTTGGGTCGGCGCAACCAACGCTTCTGCTGCACGTTTGTACTTTTCTCTTGGTACTGGTTCTACTTACAGCGGCACATCTGGCGCATGGGCAGGAACTCAGTATCGTTCAGTTACAGGTGCAACATCGGTTGTCGGAACATCTGGAGCCACCTTCTACATCACAGGCGTTCAACTAGAAAAAGGCAGCACAGCCACATCGTTTGATTATCGCCCGTATGGTACTGAGTTGGCTTTGTGTCAGCGGTATTTTGAATCTTGTTTTGCGATTGGAACTGCTCCTGCATCAAATGCTGGTTATTTTGGAGCTGGTTTGGTGGCTGGAAGCACTAACGGTTCTAGCCTTGGTGGAAATGTGGTGTGGAAAGTTACAAAAAGAACACAACCTTCAGTAACCTTTTATCGTATTGATTCAACAGGGTCGGCATTTGATAATGGAGGTACTGCGTTAACTTCTGGCATAAATGACTCAGGAATGTTTGCGTACACGACTACGCTTACAGGATTAAGAACACAAGTTAACTGGGCTGTAACTGCGGAGCTTTAATATGTATAAACTAATCAATTCACTACTGCCAAACGGTAACCCAGTTCAAAACACGGTAAGACGTTTGAGTGATGACACAATCATTCCGTATAACACAGACAACACAGACTACCAAGCCTATTTGAAATGGCTGGACGCTGGCAATACTCCAGAGGCGGCTGACGCAGCGCCAGCTCAAGAAGGTAGTGAGTAATGAGCGAACATTTAACAACGGAGACAGGAGTAGCTCTGGTAACTAAGGCAGCGCCCCCTGTGACAGTAAGTTTAGCTACTGTGGCAGGCTATCAAGTATCGGAGTTAGTTCTATGGGCTACTTTGATTTACACGGTTTTGATGATTGGACATAAGTTATATGCAATATATCAAGATGTAGTAGCTAAATCTATTGACAAAACTGAATAAATATAGTAGGATATAACTATGGCAACCACTAAGAAACAAAATAACGCTAAAGTAGGTAAAGTTATGGGTGAGTACAAAGAAGGTACTCTCCATAGCGGTAAAGGCGGTCCTGTCGTTAAAGACCGTAAACAAGCTATCGCTATTGCCATGAGCGAGGCTAAGATGCCTGTTCGTGGTGCTCGTACAGCTAAGAATAAGGCTAAGAAGAAGTAATGTCTCGTCCTGTAACAGTAGGTTTAAATCTTACTGCAAACACTCTGACGACTGTCTACACGGTTCCTAATGGCTACTACGCTAAATGGAACTTGATGTACTTGTTCAACGGTACAGGCTCTACTAAGCACATTACAGCTTATTGGACAGATGCTAGCGCAGGAACTGACATTTACGTTCAGAACCAGAATACTGTTAGCTCTAAAGAGTACGTCCGTATTGATGGTGGAGCCTACGTAGTCATGGAAGAGGGCGACACAATTAAGATGATTAGCGAGGCTGGTAGCACATTTAGCACTATCTGTACCTTTGAGCTATTCAAGAAAGAAGGATTCTAATTCATGTCTACTTATTTAGAGACAGTCAATAACGTGCTACGTAGGCTTCGTGAGCCTACTGTGTCTAGCGTTGATGAAACCAACTACTCAGCTATGATTGGTGTGTTTGTCAACGATGCTAAGCGTGAAGTAGAAGATGCTCACGATTGGAACGTATTGTCTGATACATTGACAGCTAATACTTCAGCTGGTATCTTTAACTACGTGTTGGTAGGCTCAGGTAATCGTTTCCGTGTCATTGATGTCTTGAATGACTCCAATGATACTGAGATTCGTTACGCTCCTACTAAGTGGATGAATAAGCAGTTCTTGTTGTCTCAATCTCAATCAGCTGCTCCTTTGTTCTATAACTTTAACGGTGTAGATAGTAACTACGACACACAGGTAGATATTTACCCTATTCCTGATACCGTATACGCTCTCCGTTTCAACTTGATTATCCCTCAGGCTGATCTGACTTCAGACGGTACTCGTATCTTAGTTCCTCCACACCTTGTTTCTATGTTGGCTTACGCTAAAGCTATTGCTGAACGTGGTGAAGACGGTGGTAACTTGTCCTCTGAAGCTTACGCTTTGTACAAGATGTCTCTAGCTAACGAGATCGCTATTGAGCGTAATCGTTACGAAGAAGAGATGAACTGGGTTGCTCCGTAATGGCTGAGCAGCTTGTAGCCTCCTCTATTGCAGCTCCCGGCTTTATGGGAGTTAACACTCAGGATAGCTCTGTTACCCTTGAGTCAGGCTTTGCTACGCAGGCTCTTAACTGTGTTATCGACAAGTTTGGTCGTATTGGTGCTCGTAAGGGCTGGACAGCTAAACATACTACTAACTCTGACCTAAGCACCGCCAGTGTAAAAGCTATCGGTGAATTGATTGGTAATGACGGTACTTCATACACCATCTTCGCTGGTAATAATAAGATATTTAAGCTTGTAGGCTCTATAGTCACTACCTTGTCTTACGGAGGTGGTGGTACAGCTCCCACGATTACAGATAGTAACTGGCAGATGGCTGCTCTGAATAATATCTTGTATTTGTACCAAGCTGGACATGATCCTCTTATCTTTGATCCTGCTGTGTCTGCTACAACATACCGTCGAGTATCTGAGAAGACAGGCTACTTAGGTACTGTATCTAGTAATAACTGCGTCATTGCAGCTTATGGACGTACATGGTCAGCTAATAACTCCACAACTAAGTCAACCATTCAGTTCTCTGACTTGCTTGCTGGTCATATCTTGACTACTGGTACGGCTGGCTCTATTGACGTATCTCAGGTGTGGCCTAACGGCTCAGATGAGATCACTGCTTTAGCTGCTCATAACGGCTATCTGTACGTATTTGGTCGTAGACAGGTTCTCATCTATAAAGGTGCTCGTGACCCCTCATCTATGGCCTTAGAAGACCATATCAGCGGTATTGGCTGCTGTGCTCGTGACTCAGTTGTAGTTACAGGTACTGATGTCTTATTCCTGTCTGATTCAGGTCTACGTTCTATGGCTCGTACAGTACAGGAGAAGTCAGCTCCTCTGAGAGACATTAGCGCTAACGTGCGTGATGACTTGGTACGTGATACGAAGCAAGAAACCTTAGCTAACATCAAGGCTGTGTACTCAGATGTTAATGCTTTCTATTTAATTACATTCCCTGCATCATCTACGACATATTGTTTTGATATGCGTAAAGCTCTTCCAGATGGTTCAGCTCGTGTGACTACTTGGAGCTTGGTTCCTACGGCTATGTTCTCTAACAGAGATAAAGAGCTTCTAACAGGTCATGCAGGCTTTGTTGGTAGTTACCTAGGCAACCGAGACAAGACATCAGCCTATCGTATGGCTTACTACTCTAACCACTTTGATTTAGGTTCTCCTAGCTCAGTTAAGCTGTTGAAAAAGGTAGGCTTCACTATTGTTGGTGCTTCAGGTACAGGTTTGGCTTTGAAGTACGGCTTTGATTACACAAACTCATATCGCTCATTGCCTTTCTACTTAGGTACATCTAATCCTGATGAATACGGCATTGCTGAGTACGGTATCGCTGAATATGAGACAGGTATTGTCTTCGATAACCAGAAGATTCAAGCTGGCGGTAGCGGTAACGTGCTTCAGATTGGTCTTGAAGTAGATATTAACAATTTTGAAATTAGCGTTCAGAAGCTGGACGTATTCTGTAAGGTAGGACGAACACGATGACAGATTATACAAAAACAACGGACTTTGCAGCTAAGGATGCGCTGTCTACAGGTAACCCTTCTAAGATTGTCAAAGGTACTGAAATTGACGATGAATTGGTAGCTATTAGCGGCGCTATCGGCTCTAAAGCTGACAAGGCTAGTCCTACGTTCACAGGCACTCCAGCGGCTCCTACAGCCTCTTCTGGCACATCTTCAACACAGATAGCTACTACTGCCTTTGCTATGGGTGCAGCAGCTCTTGTGATGCCTTCTGGTGCTATGCTCCAATGGCCTACAGCTACAGCTCCTTCAGGCTTCTTGCTCTGTACTGGTGCAGCTGTTAGTCGTACTATCTACGCAGCTTTGTTTGCTGTTATCGGTACTACCTTCGGTGCTGGTGACGGTACTACTACCTTTAACCTACCTGATTTCGATAATCGATTTGCTGTAGGCGCTGGTGACCTGTACTCAGTTGCAGCTACAGGCGGTTCTAAAGATGCTGTCACTGTATCACACACTCATACTGCTACAGACTCAGGGCACACACACCCTTACGCAGGTAATGTAAGCACTTCAGAACAATTCCCTGTTTCTGGTGGCGGAGGCTACAGTGGCGTAGGTACGCCTTACATGGCTGGTTCAAACACAAGCAGCGGAACAGCCAGCATTACTGTGGCTTCAGCTGGTGAATCAGGTACAAATAAGAACCTACCTCCGTACTTGAGTGTTTACTTTATCATCAAAACGTGATATAGTGTAGCCCTTTAAAGGAGTACACCTGCATGATAACCTACCAAGTAGAAAATTATCACAACATTGAACCTGAGCTTATCAAACTGTATCCAGAGCATTATGAAGAGCTAGGAGTCTCTAAAGACTTTCCTCTAGATCCTGATTATTTTCGATACGATAAGCTGGCTAATGCTGGTGTTCTTTATTGTTATACGTGTCGTGAAGACGGTGAGTTAATTGGTTATATTATCTTTGTGATTCAAACTGCACTGCATTATAAAACTTGCATGGTAGCCCACGAAGACATCTACTACTTACGTAAAGATAAACGTAAGGGTCGTTTAGGCATCAAACTCTTCCAATTTGCGGAAGAAGAACTAGGTAAGATGAATGTGAATCGTGTTGTCTACGGTACTAAAACATACTCAGACAATAGTAAGTTATTTGAATATCTCGGTTATACGTTCTTTGAAAAGTTATATACAAAGACTATAAATAAAACACCATTGGAAAGGTAATATTATGGGCGGCGCAATATCAGCAACGGCAGACGTATTTGGAGTAGGTCCGGCCTCAAGACAAGCAGATGCAGCTAGGGATGCAGCACAGACATCAGCAAATGCACAACTAGAAGCTGCTCGTATTGCAGCCGATGCTGCTAAGTTCCGTCCTGTAGGTATCACAAATACATTTGGTACATCTAGTTTTGGTACGGATGCTCAAGGTAACGTAAACAGTGCAAACTATACACTATCTCCACAGCTTCAAGCTTATCAGAACTTTTTAGCTCAGCAAGGTGGGCAAGCTCAAGGAGACGTACAAGGCCTTCTTAACCTTGGTCGTGGTTATCTCGGTGAAGATCCTAATGCTGTTAAACAACGATATATCCAACAACAACGTGCTTTGTTGGCTCCTGAGAATGAGCAAGCTTTGGCAGGTATCCGTAATAACTTGTTCCAAACAGGTCGTGGTGGTTTAGCTACAGGCGCTACCAACGAAGGTGGCTTGGCTGCTACTAACCCTGAGATGGCTGCTTACTACAATGCCTTGGCTAAACAGAATGCTGCTTTGACTGCTGGTGCTGAGAACGCTGCTCAACAGCAAGTTACATTCGGTCAAGGCTTGTTGTCTTCAGCTTACTCTCCATTACAGACTAATTTGGGTGTTCAGCAGTCAGTTGAAGCTCTTGGTCAAGACGCTCTCACCTTAGGTTTGAATATTGGCGGTCGCACTGCTCAAGCAGGTGGTCAAGCTGGTAATGCTTTGTTGCAAGGCGGTTTGAGCGCTGCTAAGTCTCTCCAAGCAGGCTCAGGCTACTCTCCTACAGCTGGCGCTTTGTATGGCCTCTCTAATGCTCCCGGTGTTAACGCTGCCTTGAAAGATTGGTGGAACACTCCAAGTAGTCAACCAGTGCTGCCGGGTCAATTTACGCCCGGTTCTAATACCTTTATGGGTCCAATGCCTCAACAGCAGCAGCCTTCGTCAGCTAGTACATGGGACACTGGTAACATCAATGGTTTGTATTGATTAAGGAAAGATAATGGCAACAGATTCAGTAATGGGGTTATTCGCTGACCCGCAACAAATTCAGCAAGCTCAACGTCAACAGTTTATGCAAACAGCTGCTGATGTTTCTCAAATGGACCCTTCACGCCTTGCTAACTTTTATGCTATGACAGGCGGGTATAATTTAGGTAACGCTATCGGCGGTGCTTTGGGCGGTCAAGACCCTCAGTTGCAGATGGCTACAGCTCGTAAGCAGATCATGCAAGGTGTAGACCAAACAGATCCTAAATCACTCGCTCAAGCTGCTCAGGCGTTGAATCAAGCTGGCGATATTCAAGGTGCTCGTGCATTGGCTCAAGCGTCTCAAGAGGTTGCTTTGAAACAATCTCAGATTACTAAGAACCTGCGTGAAGGTCGTGCAGCTGGTACTAAGTTGAACGAGGTTGGAGTGGCTGAAGGTACTCGTGAGCCTGTTTACTCTTATTTGACTCCTGACGGTCAAGGTGGCACTACTGTCGCTCAAGTCGTGTTTAAGAGTGTTGACGGAAAACAACAGATGGTTCCTTATACTGGTGGTGTGGACCGCACTACGTCTAAGACTAACGTGGGTGTTAAACTTCCTGAAGGTGAGTCAGAGTTTGTTAAACGTCTTGGCACTAAAGATGCTGACCGTGTTGATGCAGCTATTACAACCCGTGATACAGCAGTATCTTCATTAAACTCTTTGAACAAACTCGCTTCTTTGCCAGCAGATCAGTTGATTGGCGGTCAGTTTGCTTCAGGCCGAGTAGGGGCTACAAACCTCTTGTCTACACTGGGTCTTGCATCTCCTACTGATGTCAATAAACTCAACAAGAGTCAAGAATACCAGAAAGTTGCTGGTGATGTTATCTTGCAAACTCTTGGTGGTAAGTTGGGTTCAGGCTTCTCTAATGCTGATCGTGACTTTATTGCTAGCTTGGTTCCTCAACTTGAGACTAGTTCTGAAGCTCGTCGTCAGCTTATTCAGTTCATGCAAGGTAAGAACCAAGAGATTGTTCAAGAGACAATTCGCCTTGAGACTTATGCTCGTCAGAATAAAGGCTTGTCAGGATATACTCCTAAGATTCCTTTGTCTGTTACACCTTCTACTCCTTCGACAGCTACTCCTTATGCGGGGTTGAGTGATTCTGAATTAGCTGCTAGAATTGCGGCTGCAAAAGGTAAACAATAAGGAGTAATATGGCTGATAATTTAGCTGATCTCTTAGCTGAGAAACAACGCCGAGAAGGTAAACTAGATACAGGTTATCGTAGTGTACTAGACCAACCTGAATCGACTACAACACCTGAGGAAATCAAAAGAGCCGTTATTTCTCTTTTAAAAGGCTCCACCAAAGGTATCATTGATATGGTCGGTGGATGGGGAAACCTGTACGATTACATTAAAAAGAATCCTGAGCCTAGCGGCCTGTCTAGTAAAGGTATTGTTAACGCTATCTCTAATATTGGCGGTCCAGACCTAATGAAGCTGCAAGGCTACAAAGGTATGTACGATATTGGTCAAGCTGGCGCTCCTGCGGCTGTCATGGGTGCATTAACTCCTGCTGGTAGTCTTTTCTCAGGTACTACAGGAACTGCTGCTCGTGCAGGTAAAGAATTTGTGGCTGGAGGCACTATTGGATTGCTAGGTCAACAAGTGGCTAATGAAAGTCCTTACGCTCAGTTGGCTTTGCAGACACTCCCATACTTAGTTAAAGGCGGTGTTAATGGCTTGAAGGAACGTAAGCAGCAAAACGTGTTGAACGAGTACAAAGCCCTTCTTCCTGAGAAAGACCTTGGCGTATTCAATGAATTTGTGCTTAAAGGTCAAGGTTCTACTGATCCTGCTATTGCTGCTGATATTGCTCGTTTGACTCGTTCTCCTAAGTATTTGGAAATGGTCACTGCTTTGAACGAAGGCGCTACAGCTGAAGCTTTAAAAGGCATGGCTCCTAAAGGCTCCTCTCTGACTCCTGAGCAAGCTAAGACAGGTATTATCCAAGCTGTTCAGAATAAGCTTGCAGGTATTCGTGAGAGCAACGCTGATAGCTTGTTTGAGAAAGCTAAAGGTTATGGCGCTGGTAACGGATTGGTAGATCCTACGCAGACAATCGGTAAGATTGATGGTTTGATTGAGAGATACTCAGCACAAACTACACCTAACGCTCAACGAGCTGTTCAAGTGCTTAATGACATTCGCGAACGCTTGCAACCAACTCAATCAGCTGTATATGGCGCTCAACCTTCTAGCAGCTTTGTTGTTCGTGAAGGTACTCAAGGCTTCTCAGTTCCATCTCAGCCCGGTGGTGTCCGTATTGTAGAACGTCAAGTCCCAACTTTTGATGCTCTAGGTACACCTACAGGAACGAGAACTGTACGAGAACAAGTACCATTTTCAGGGGAGCCTAGTAAAGCTTTTGCTGGTACTCCAGCCACTATGGGAACAAATCCAGCAAGCGTAGGTAAAACTGTTAATTGGCAAGTAGCTCCACAAAAGCTAACAGTTGAACAAGTACAGGGTTTGTTATCTGAGTTTGGTAAGAAGGCTTCCGCTGGTGACAACTTAATTAAAGATTTGTCTATTAGCGACGAGCGTATCATCTCTAGTGCCATCTTTGGCGGTATGAAGGATGACGTTGCTACTGCTTTGAAGGGTTCTACAGGGGCTGATAAAGCTGCTCTGAATCTCCTCACTACAGCTCGTGACCGTGTAGCTAAAGCAAGTACAGCTTATAACGAGGCTATTGCTCAAGGTATGCCTGCATTCCTTCAGAATAAGTCTTTGGCTGAGATCTCCCCTGAAGAGTTGTTTACTACCTATAAGAACCTTACTCCTGCTCAACGTGGGACTATGCGTGAATGGGTAGGTACGACAGATCAAGCTGCTCTTGATGTCTTGGATAAGCAAGTGTTCTCTGAGTTTGTTAACCAAGCTAAAAAGACTAACAACCTTGGTGTTGAGACTGTTGACTTGGCTACTCTTGCTAAGAACTGGCGTGAGCTTGCTAAAGTACCCGGCGCTCAAGACTCATTAGTGACTGCTTTGGGTACTAATGCTTCTGAGTTCGGTCAGCGTATGAAAGATGCTGAGCTGTTTACTCGTAAGATGTCAGTATCTTCTCCAACTCAAGAGAAATTAATCCCTACAGATATTTCCAATGAAACAACAGCTGCCGTAGGCGCAACAGGCGGCTTTGGAATGTCACGTGTGGCTAAACTTTCAATGGACGCTTTAAACAACTTGACAAGTAGCGGTCTTTCTGAAGAGCAGCTTATGAAGGTGTTGTTGACTGATTCCGGTAGGAACTTCTTGAAGTCAGCATCGTTGTCTCCTCGTTCAGAGAAAGCGTTAACTGACTTGATGACTGTGGATCAGACTCCTTTGGAATCTCTAGGTAAGTGGGGAGCAGCTGCAACGGCTCGTATGGGTCCACGTATCGGTTCTGCTGACCAACCTACAGTTCAACAAGAGACTCCTAACGCCGATGTAAACGCAGGACAAGACGATCTTAAAGCCCTCTTAGAAGAGCAAGCTCGTCGTAATGATATGTTGTTTCAAGAAAATCCTACTGAAACAATTTTCCGTCCTCGTTCTGATGACACTCAATTTTTAAATAATATACCATCAGGAAGTTTATACGTAGACCCTGCTACTGGGCAAGCCGTTAGAAAATAATGCCTCTCCTGATCCTTGCTGGTGCTCTCAAGGCTGTTGAGGCTATCCAGCAGGGATGTGAGCTATACAAAGAGTATAAAGGTGTAGTCCTACAGGCTAAGGAAACCTTCGATGAAGCTAAGGAGCAAGTCGAGGAAGTCTTAGGCCTGTGGGAGTTTATTAAGTCTAAGCTATTCGGTGCATCTTCTGCGGAGAATAAGCCACCTAATCAACGCATAGATGCTAACCTCAAGGAAACGTGTAATGATTCACCGTCTAAGACTGAGACAACGCAGACTAAGAAAGTTGTTAAACAACAAGAGTCCCGTAGCGAACAAAACATAAAGGCTGAGCTAGTTAAGAACTTAAAGCTGTTCTTTAAGGCCATGATAGCTATTAACAAGAGGATAGCTGAGCAGCAGTTACGTATAGACACTCAGTATATTGAGCCTGATGAGCTACTAGATGTCTCCCTTGACTTAGTTATAGCTAAGAAGGAGATGGAGAAGGCTCA